GGGTTGCAAGTTTGGTGCGTTCACGTGCCTTGTAGGTGCCTTATTTCTGCAATCCCATGCCTATGTCTGGCTTGATGTCTGGTTTCCCTTCTTTCGACGCTTTTGCCAAAATCGGCATAAGTTTAGATCCTAAAGCTTGGACGTACCACGGTTGCCCTGAAAGTTCACTGGCGATGTTATGCATCATGCTAAGATTAGAACCTTCTTCAGAATTTTTCATTTCTTTTGCTACATTACCCATAGCACCAGACCAAAACTTTTGCATATTCTCTCGGGCTTTAGGTAGCATATAATCTTCAAAATCAATTAACATCTGTTCTCTTATTCTCTTTACTATAACTTCTAACGCTTCAAGTAATGTGTCATCTGACTCGCTACTTTTTAGCCAAGTTTCTATTCTCTTTTGAGTTTTTAGCGGAATCCAATAAGTATAGATCAGCAAGTATAACAAAAAGCTCAAGGCCCATATTAGTGCAAACTCTGTATCTGTCATTTAGAATCCTAACTTTTTTGCTAACCATTTGGTGCTTACTGAAAATCCTTTTCTTAACATGCAACCTTGAATCCATGTTGGGCCTAATATCCAATATCCAAACCCGAGAGTATCTTTAGCGTTCATTATGCAATTAGCTAATGCCGTTTTGAAAGCGGGGTCATCTGGTAAAAAGTCGTCTACCGTTTCTGCTATAGGATCTGTAATTTCTTTTTTAACTTCGTCTATAATATCATCTGCACTTGGAACCTCTAAATCTTTAATCCATGCAATAACTTCTTGGAGTACGTCGAAAGTTTCATCTATCGTGTGATAAAGACTAGCTAAGACAACAGGTCTTGGGATATTTAGATCTATAGTGGGGATGGTTTCTGCTATTGCAATAAATTTAGCGGTTGCATCTGCTTTCACATTAAACCTACAAGCCCCTAACCACAATCCTCCAATAATAACAGGTTGCAAAACCGATACTACAGGAGGAATTATTCTATTCCATTCTACAGATTTAAATAATTTTTCAAAATCCTTTTGTGAGTCAGGAAGTTTCATATTTTATAACCAGTTAACATGCATGAAATAGCACCATTATTAGCAGATTGAGTAGCCTGAACCTTTACTGTTGAATTAGGAGGTATAACAAACTCAAACATTTTTGGTTGTACTCCTAAATTAAAATCTACTATTACAATCTTTTCAACAAACAATCCTATTCCATCCACATTGATCGTATAGCTTAACGTTTCTCCAGCACCCATACTACTCCAATCTATTCCTATCATCACTCTTGTTAAAAAGAATTCAGAGGGATTAGTGTAGTTGAGGAGGGTTAGAGCAGAAGAGGTAAGACTTTTTTGCCCACTCCAACCGTATATGTAGCCCTCTTTAACTCGACTGACACTTTCACTCGGGCCTAATGCCATTACTTAATACCTCCAGATAATGCCACGCCACCACTACCGCCACTCGTATTAGATACGTTTTGAATAGTTATTTTAACTAGTGATAAAGGAGGAAGGATTACTCTATTATATTCTTGAGCTAAACTACCACCAGAACTCATAGCGGTACCCCATACGAGTATATTGTTTAAGTACAAACGATGTTTACTATCCAGACTATCAGTATCTTCTCTATATGGCATTACATGAACCCTTACGGTGTTCTTGCCTGTATTGAATTCTAATAAAGTGGTTTCATTCTCGTCAAACGATACTGCACCACTATAAGCATAACATAGATCACCAACAATAGTTAGTCCCTTTTGGGTACCTGTAAAGATGGCGTTAGCTCTAAGACTATTAGCCATGCTTATTCAAAATATAGAGTCACAGCACCGCCACTTGCGGTTGCTGATCCTCCAGAATTAAATTGCACAGCTATCTGTAGATCTATATTATTGACTCCAGATAAAGGAAAAGCTACAGGTACTGATTGGTACCCTTGAAATGCACCAGCGTCTGCGGTATCACCAGCAGAACCCCAGATAACCAAATTCTGCTCTGACATATTACTTCCTAAGAGCCTTGCAACAATAGTAGTTCCTTTTGCATTGAATGTATCAAATGCACAATCTATTCTTGAGATTCTTGAGGATCCTTGTGGAACCTGAATGTTTCCTAAGCTACTGCTTAGCATGTTGTCAGTCAAAGAGAAGTACGCTTTGTCTGTTGGTGTTGCGTCAAATGTTCTTGTTATTGTTGTTGCCATTTTATAGTCTGAAGTAAAGCTTACTTCCTCCGAGTTTTAGGTTTGGAAACTGCCTTCGTGCAAATGCACCAAGTACCGCTACGGTTCCGGCAGTCACTAATGTCTTGCGTCCTCCATCAGATCCGATTAATCCGACTGCATTTCTTGACAGTGTATTAAAAGCGGTTCCGAGTTGGCCGTCTGTAATGTCTTTTACGACTCCTTCTGTCACAACATCTACACCCATGCCGATGCCGACATCCTTTGTGACTGTTCTACCAGCATTGAGGTATGATGCTATAGCCAATCCAGAAGCCATACCGCTAATAGATGGGTGGGGAATTGATTTCTTCATAGTTTTCCTTTTGTTGTTTGGGGATGCCCGTCTGACTGATCGTTTAGAATTAGTCTTCCGTGACTTGGACGAGTCGTAAGATTTCTTGGAAATCAGTTTTCCATTACGGAAATACATAAACTTTCCTTTTTTATTTTTCTTCCGATACACTCCGACAGGCATAATCAATTAACGTTTAATCGATTATATAATATGATGTGCATCAGTTCCAGTTAAATAGCAGATACCTTATGTAGTAATATGGACGAGCAAAAAGACTACTCTGTAAAGCCTGACGTTTCTGCACCATTGAAGAAACGTGATTCCTACCTTCGGGTTATGGATGATGAACCTACATTAGTGACTGTTGATAATGTAGAAGAAGTAAATATAACTACAGACACGGGTATTAAAAAAGGTGTCAAGGTAGAATGTCGAATTGTAATATACAATAAGTCTGAAGGATCATATCATCCAGAACAGGAACCTAAGATAAAAGAATCCTATTCAACATCTACTTGGTACCTACTCAAAGACTTTCAGTCGGCATCACACTGGCCAAAGACAGGTATCTTCTACTGGGTGTGGAAAGCAAGTGACGGTCTAAGGTGGGAGGAAGCGTGAACTGTAAACAATGCGGAAGGCGTGATGCCGAGAAGGATAAGAAAATCTGTGAGGTGTGCCGTCTAACTAATGTTCATCAAGACACATTGAGTCGAGCATTGAATAACCTTAATCAAATATGGGATGAACTATGATTCATTGTGAGAAGTGTACTACAAACAATTATGGTAAGGTAATATGGGAATGTTGGAGGTGTGAAATTACCTCTATACTTTTACGCATTGAGGAAAAGTTATGATCTGTTGTAAAGCTACTAAGAAGAAAATGCAAGATCTTAATCAAAAAGGTTGGACGTGTATATGCGGAAGTAAGGTATGAAAGCTCTGTGTACTTGTTATGACATGAACTGGGGCCGTGTATCGGCGACTTGCTCTAACTGTGGCCGTAAGATTAACGGAGGTGCTTAGGGTATGAACGGGTTGGGGTTGCAAGTTTGGTGCGTTCACGTGCCTTGTAGGTGCCTTATTTCTGCAATCCCATGCCTATGTCTGGCTTGATGTCTGGTTTCCCTTCTTTCGACGCTTTTGCCAAAATCGGCATAAGTTTAGATCCTAAAGCTTGGACGT